CTACAGCAGGGTGGCCTGGCTGTCGTCCCAGCTCTTGATGATCAACTCTCCGGACTGCTTGCCCCGGCTGGCGCCGGCACCGATGGTGTAGGCAAGCTGCAGCGGCACCAGATCGAACTCGGCGAAGACCCGCCGGATGTCCGGGTGGTCGTTGATGGACACGACCGCCTTGCCCTGGAGGGACCGCATCAGGTCAGCCATTCGCTCGTACTGCTCGAAGCCGAACTCAACCCCGTACCCTTCGGTCTGCCAGTAGGGCGGGTCCAGGTAGAACAGGGTTCCTGGCCGGTCGTACCGCCGGATACACTCCTGCCAGGGGAGGTGCTCGATCACCACGCTGGCTAGGCGCAGGTGGACCGAGCTGAGCTCTTCCTCGATGCGCAGCAGGTTGAGCCGTGGTCCTGGCCCGGCTGCGACTACGCCAAAGGTCTGGCTCTGCACCTTGCCGCCGAAGGCCAGCCGCTGCAGGTAGTAGAACCTGGCCGCACGCTGGATATCTGTCAGGGTCTCCGGGCGCTCCATGGCCGCCCACTCGAACATCTGGCGGCTGACCAGCGACCAGCGGAACATGCGCACGAACTCGTCGAGGTGGTGCCGGATGCAACGGTAAAGGCACACCAGGTCGCTGTTGATGTCGTTGAGCACCTCAAGCGGTGCGGGCCTTGGGCGCATGAGCAGCGCTGCTGCCCCTCCGGCAAACGCTTCTACGTACGCCTCATGCGTCGGGAAGTGGGGGTACAGGTGCTTGATCAGGCGGCGCTTGCCGCCTGGCCAGGGAATAATGGGTTGTGTCATCAAATCTCAGCCTTTGCGAAATGGATCGCCGAGACTTGCCTCGCTCTCGCGGGAGCGACAAGGCCTCGGCTTGATTCGCGTGACACAACACGCGGTGATGGCGCCAGGCTGGTGCTTGCCGGCACCAGCCTGGCGCCTTGTCTCTAGAGCGGCGGGATCTCTTCGAAGACCCAGCCATTGCTTGCGTAGTAGTCACCCCCGCGATGTGCGATTGAGCCGGGCGTAAAGCGGCCAAACAGCGCGGTCCGATGCAGCTCGTCGCGGTTGATTGCGCCAGGCGCTCCCCAGCGGGGGATCACAGCCGAGCGGGCATTGCCACCCAGGGCATATGTCAGACGGTCCCAGTCCATCCCTTGCGCCAGTGCCGCACCGCGCACAGCTGCGCGCTGATCCGGCACCAGCGCGACCTGCAGGCGCCTGTAGGACCGCCTGGGCACAACATTCAGACCGCCGCCGAGGGTGCGCTCAGCGCTGCTGGGGTCAACTCGACTTGCTTCCCACTCGACCTGGATCGGGACATCGACTGCCTGCAGGATGGCCAACTCACCCACGTCGAGGTTCGACGCAGCAACTTCCAGCTGTAGGCCGATAAGCGGTTCAATGTTCGCCGGCAGGATGAACCAGGCAGCCCGACTTTCATCGACCAATGCCCGAATCACTTCGACAGCGATCGGATAGGCATACCCGGCATCCCCCTGGCGGCGCCCGGTCAAGGTTACAGCGGTGCCAGGAACGCACGTGACACCGAGTATTGCGACGATTCCGACCTGAGCGGGCGATGCCCAATCTGCACGCAAACGCACGCTACTGCCGCCACCGTTGATGCGCGCCACGCTGGCGGGCCTGCCGTCGACCATTGCGGCAAGGTTGATGGCAGTGGCGCCGTGCACGCTTGGCGTCAGAGCCGGCTGGCCATATCCGATCAACATGGCTCAAGCCCCCCAGAACTTCAAAGCGTGCTCGCCGGTGACGCGATTGCTGGTCACACCAGTGACCAACACCTTGCGGCCGGCCTGCAGGCCATAGCGGTGGTAGGTAATGCGGCCGACTTGGCCAGGTCGAAGCTGCAGATCGGTGCGGCCGGTGAGGCGCCCAGCGTAGAAATAACGCGGCACCGCGTACAGGCGAATAACGCGATCAATCTCTGCCTGCGCATCGGCACGGCGGTCGAACCGCGACACCATCGGCGCGGCAGTCTCTGCGTGTGCGTAACGACTGGCAAGCGTGCCGGCGGCATACACCTGGCCGCGATATTCGGCCGTCAGCTGCTGGCGCGTGGCAGGTGGCAGCTGAGCCAGATCGGTTATCAGATCGCCAGCCGCCAGCACCAATGCGTTCGGCTGGTAGCCCATGCGTCTGGATAGATTCGGGGCCAGATCGGGCATCACGACCAGGTCGGCCTGCAGTTCACGCCAATCGAGCTCGAAAGCCAGATCAGCATCGGTGGCATCGTCGGGATCGACCAGGCGAGACAGTCGCAGCACGCCATCGCCGTCTTGCCACCAGTCCGCCGCGTAGCTTGAAAGGATGCTGCTTAGGGCTTGGCGAGGTGTGGCCGCTTGCGCAGCGTAATAGCCGACGCCTGCGTAGCTGGTCGCAAGGTCCAATGCGTCGGCATCAGCACCGGACCAGGCGCTCTTGCCAATCCGCCCGAATACGGCCGCCAGCGCCTGGCGAAGCGTTGCTGGCTCCAGATCCGCATGCGTAGAGACATCCGCAACCAGCGGCCCCAGTGGCGGAGAAGTCATCGCCAACTGCTGACCACCCGGCGCAAGCACGTAACCCGCTCCCGCGAGAATGGCTGCACCTCGATCCAAGACTGCCCCGACGCTCGCCAGCGGCGCGTCCGACAGCCACTGCGCGCTGCCATCACTGTTGACCTTGATGCCAGGCACGCTCCGCACAGCTCCAATGACTACGGGCTGGGGCTGCCATGCAAGCGTGTCTCCCTGGGGCGGCAGAAAGACCGCACAATTCAGCGGACTGTCTAGGTCGTCATGCGCATCGCGTAGAACCAGGGCCTTACTCCCGTCGCTTTCGATATCGATGCGATCCAGCACATAGCGGCTTACCGGGGAGGCAGTCCGCAATGGCTGCCCCTGCAGTACTTGGCGCACGGCAACTGGCACGTCTCGCGCCGAGCTGAGCGCCAATGCGTCGAGCGCACCGTGGGCATCCTGCACACGCAGCTGAGCGGTGCCTGCGCGTGACGCGCTATCCCATGGCCAAAAACTGACCGATGCGATCGTGGCCAAGCCTTCCATCGAGATGAGGCCCTCGTAGGCCTGACTTGCCGGCGTATCCACAGGGTCGCTCATGTAATCCTCACTCGACACAAAGGCCACCGGCGCAGGATCGGAAGCCTGGGCCCAGCTCGCGCCATTCACCGCAGGGCTTGTTCCCTGCCACTGCCCCGCGTTGACGAAACACCGCAAGCCCCGCGCTTTGGTAGACGCGATGGACACAGCAAAGTGGAGAGGGCCAGCGAGGTTGGAATCTGCCTGGGCAACCAGCACGGTGCCGCGATAGAAAAGGACGCGCGTGGGCGCCCCGATCACCACTCGCATGCCGAGGGGTTCTTCCTTGGCTGGCAGTGGAAGACCCGTGGCTACCTCGTTGCCGTTGACCATGATCTGGCCAGACCGCAGACGCCATCCTGCGCCCTGAGACATGCCAACCTCAGATGACAGCGCAGCTGCCGCCGACACCACGCCAAACGTAGCATCGAGATCGTCATCACCCCAGAACATCACCTCAACGCCACAGGTTCCAGCTACCTGAGCAATATCGCTACGTGCTGCACCGTTACGCGAAGACGCAGCGTTCGAAGTCAGGCTCAACCCACCATCTTCCACTAACAAATGTTCATCGATCGGGCTGGCGGCCCACCGAGCGTAGATAGCGGTCACTGGGGCTGGCTACCAATGGTTTGGGAATACACACTGGCAAGGTAGGCAGCGTCGGTTGCAGCCTTGATCATGGCTTCCAGCTTCCAGCCAGCCCAATCAAGATGGCCACCATTGGCCACATCGGGAATGACGTAGGTTGGTGCCGTCAGTTCGGCAATGCTTTCGGACAGTACGCCGAGCGCCTGGCCGCGATCCTCGACTTGGAAACTCACGTTTCCCGCGTTGTTGAGAGGGTTCCAAATGATGGTGACGCGCCGCGCGATCGGATCTGCATCCGAGTCGGGCGTAACCACGTTTGCGTTGTAGGCTGAGCGCGTGGCCGCTTTGATTCCCAGCAGCAAGTGCACGCCTGGCTCGGTGACCTTTTCGCCAGGAACCTCGCTGGACTGCCCTGTGGCCGGGTCGACCTCGGTGGTCGCCGGTGCTGCGATCTCGTAGCTGCGTCCGATTAGGCTGCTGATTTGAACAGTGAGCACGTGGAGAAAGAACCGCTCGACGACGAACAGCGAATCATCCGGTTGGCGTTTGACCGTCATCTGTTCTAGGTGGAACTCGACCGGTCCATCGTTGGTAGCCGGATCCCAAAGGATCTCGATACGCGGAGACACGACTTTAGTTTGCGTGCCGAACACTGAGTTTTCGCTAATGATTGCCATGATGGTCTCTTGGTTAGTAGCTGGTGACATCGCACACCAGAACGTTCGATGGGCGCCGCTGCTCAAAGGAGGAGCCGTTTTGGCCGAGGATCTGAAATGGCGCGATGGTGATCTGCTCATTGGCGACTCTTGCGCCGGGCAGGCGCACCACGTAGCCGGTCTGTCCTGCGGCACTGATGCTGGATACCCAGACGCCACCTGAGTGGGCGACTGCATACTTGCGACCCGCCGGATAGGCGCGTGTGGCGCCTTGCTCACCAGGAAGCGTGAAGCTATCTACCACTCGCTGCGGCTTGCGTAGGGCGTCAAAGATCAGCTGGTTTTGCAGGTTGCGAATGGTGAGCCCGTAATACGAGGCATCGCTCTCGCGCAACGTATCGAATGCGAACCACTCGAAGAGCGTTCCTGCCGCTGCCTGCAACGTGAAAGTTGCGCGCCATGTCGTTCCATCCAACTGAACCAATGCGCCTATACAGCCCAGTCCGTTGGGGCTGTAGATGGCAACGATCGGCATGACCACGCAGTTGCTGATCATAAATGTGCCTGACGACACACCGTACTGCGATGAGACAGTGGTATCGGTCTGCATGACACCCTTCTGCCGAAGGAAGAGCCCTCGATAGTTGCCATCGATCATCAGCAGGGCGCTTCCGTCCAGACTGCGAATCTCACAGAAAGGCATCAGCGCACTCCGTATGCCAGGCGCACATCGACGGCGCCGCCCGGATAGGAGTTGTTAGGCTGCCACGAGATGGTTCCGTTTGGATCGACGCTGATGAAGGGTGCGTAGCCGCCAAAAGCCATCGGCTGCGGATAGGCCCACGGCTGACCATAACTCGTATCAACCCTGACCGATCCAGTGGCGCCAGCAGGAATGACGATGAACTCCGCCATGCGGCTGAGGCGAGAGGTGTAGGCCACCACTATCTCGCCCGTTGCCGGGTCGCGAATCTCCAGGCCCTCCATCAGAAGCTCCAACCCAGCGCAACGACCCTCACGCCGTTCGGCGCCCAGACAAAGTAGTTGCCGTTGACGAGCTCTGCTCTAGCGCCGCCAGCACTTGGGCTAAGGAAACGCACTTTGTCGAACACGAAGTCGATCGTGCCGGTGGTGCCACTGTTGACCGAGCGGATGCCAACGATTCGGCCATTTACGTCGAGCGCGAGATTCCAAGAAGCGAAATAGCTAGCGACCCCATTCTCTGTAAGGGTCATACGTGTCGTCAGCGACTGGGTGGCCGAGGCCTGACCAACGACGGTTGCGTCTGCGCTGTAGGGCGTTGCGGGGAGTGCGCCGTATTCGATCTTGACCCGACGAAAGCCCAGTGCGGTGCACCCACTGATGCTTTCCCAGATGAGACGCACCTGGGCCTGCGTGCATCCCGTCGGCGGCGTCCGCGTAAAGGCACGCTCCTGACGCCGTGCATCCCCATCCATGAAGTTGTGCGTCGCCCTGATGATTGGGCTACGCGTCGAGCTGCTGATGTAGGTGCCATCCGCGCGGAACCACTCAATGTCCATGCTGACTTGCCCGGCCTGGGCGAACAGCACACTGTCCCAGGAGACGGTCAGCGTCTCGCCCGCGTTAATTGGGAAGCGGCTTGAGGCAACTGCCTGCCCACCACTGCCAATGCTCCACGGCGAAGTGTGGGTCATGATGCGTCCCCATGCTCCATCGGAGACGATAAAGCCGCTCGCAGAGCCATTGGTCCAAATGCCGCTCTCAAACCCGCCATTCGGCAGGATGTTCGGCCGACCACCGAGCTTTGACGTCACCGAGGTGATGGCTGTGCTCTGCGCATTAATCTCGTTGCCCTGCTGGCTCACCTGGGATTGCAAGGCCTGTAGCGCGCTGGTGTCTGCCTTACCCGACAGCGTGGATTGCACGGTGCTGATCAGCTGCGACAGGGACGAGATGTTGTTCTCGGCCTGCGTCAGGCGCGTGTTCATCGCTTGCACCGCCGACGCATCCGCCTTGCCCGCGAGGCTGGAGCGCACCCCGCTCACATCCTGCGCGAGGATCTGCAGCTCTTGCTCCACCTGCTGCACGTCGGTGGTGACCTGCTGCATTGCCACACCGATCGCACCCACCGCTTCGGCCAAGCTCGCGTACTGCCCAATGAAAGACCAATACGCTGTGTCGGTGATCGCCGTGCCTACCGGCACGTCTTGCTTGGCGACGTACAGGCCGCCATCGTGCTTGACGATGGAGCCGGCCGGCCATGCTTGGTCTACCCAATCCGGCGCCTCGACCAGCGCCTGCAGGTTGGCAAGATTCTGGGCTTGCTCCAGCAACTGCTGCGCGAGTTCCTGATCGCGCGCCGCTGCCGTCAAAAATTCCTGTCGGATCTTTTCGGTTGTCATGTCCAGCTGTGCGCGGACGACGCTGCCGCTTCCGAAGCGGCCGTTGATGCTTGCGCGAATGCGGAAGTACCACACCGCATTGGTGCCGTCGGAGTAGAGATAGCGAGTTGTGGCAGTGCGGGCGATTTCCACCCACGGTCCTTCCGCTGTGGGACCGCGATCGATGATGTAGACGACATCCGCTGCTGCAATGGGACTCCATTGCAGCAGCACACCATCGGTCACAGGCGTTGGCGTAACGCCGGTTGGTGTCTCGACGACTGGCGCCTTGTAGACGACCGGCACCCAGCTGCCGCTCGGGCGCGTGACAGGCGTGACCGCCGGCAGTGGGCCGGCGCCGATTTCGATCAGTAGGACAGGGCGACTCATAGGGCCTGCAACTCGGCAATGGTTCCGCGCCGGACCAGCAAGTTGATGCCGTCGCGGATCTCTGCGAACACCTGCACGTTGTCGCTGCTGGGTGAGGCGGCAGCCGACGTGCTGGATTTCGGTGGGCTGCCGCTATTCGAGCCAGACGAGAAGTAAGACGGCACCTCGCGATCAGCTAGCACCGTGACCATCGCCTGGGCGATGCGCTCGGGCAGATCCTCCAGGATGTCGGCCAAGTCAGTGATGTCGGTCTGCTGCTCGTTGAGGTAGTCCGACAACTGGGACAGCGACAGCCCAAGGTCACCCGCCAACATCTCCGGGCTGAGACCGGTGACATTGCGCAGGATCTGCAGAGGATCACCGCCATTGACGCCGGCCAGATCGCTCACGCCCTGCGCGATGCGCTGGGCACGCTCCATGCGTGCCGCAGCTTCCTGCTGGGCCTGGAGCGCGGCACGCTGGGTGTACAGCTGTGCAGCGAGCCATTGCCCCCGTCAGTTCCGAAGCGCTTGGACAGCTCCAGCACCTGCGCGTAGTCGGTTTGATAGCCGGCGCTGCTGGCGTTGAGGTTGCGGCTGATTTCGAGGAACTGCTGGGCGTACTGCGTGAAGCTATCGGCATTGCCGGCCGCCGCTGCGCTGCGCATCAGGTCGTCGGCCGTGGCACGCTTCTGTGTGTCGGTGTCGGGTGACAGCGTGGCGCTGAGCGACAGGGACTTGATGAAGTCCTCGATCTTGGACCCAGCGCCATCTGCGGCACCGCCGAGCTGCTCGATTTGATCGTTGATGCGATTGAGCGCCAGGTCGACCAACTCAGACTCCAGCGACTTCACCAGTGTTTCGGTCTTGAGCTGCGCGGCCTGGCGCACCGCTGCCAGGTCTTCTTCCCGCGCCGATAGTCCGTGCAGGGCTTTGGCTTGGTCCTGGAGGGTCTTGATGCGCTGTTGTTCCTCCTGCGCGATCGCCAGGCGCTGCTTGGCGAACTCACTAAAGCCCTGGGTGGCCACTTCCTGATAGGCGGTGGCCGCCGTGGCGGCGTAGGAACGCGCGCCAGACATGATCCGCTGATAGGTTTGGCTCAGCGTTTCGTCGCCACGGCCCAGCAGTTCGACCAGGTCAGTGAGGCGCGCCAGGCCGCCGGTCGTCAGCAGTCCAGAGCCATTGCTGAAGTCGGTCGCCGCCGCGAGCAGAAACTGCGCGCCTTCTTCCAAGGTTGCTGCCGAGCCGCGCCAGCGCTGCGCGATGCCGCTGGCCAACTCGTCGACCTGGGCGATCTGGCCAATGATGTTCTCGGCATTGAGCCGTTGGCTGAACTCCTCGGCGGTCTCGTTGTAGATCGCGCCCAGGATGGTGCTGAACTCGCGCTTGAGTTGTCCCTTGGCATTGGTGACGCGGGTAAAGCTGCCTTCGATGATGTCCACGCTGGCCAGGCCCAATGCATCGGCAGCCTGCTCGGCGGTTTCATGGATCGCGGCGTACAGGTCGGCGGCGGCCTGCTTGGCTTCGTCGCCAGGATCGACGGAGCGCACACGCTGTTTACGGCCGCCGAACAGCGCCTTCTGACGTTCTTCAAGCAGCTCGGCGCCGGCATAGCCGCCCGACTCGGTCACGCCCAGGGTGGAGGTGATCTCCTTCGCTTTGAATTTGGTGCCGAACAGCTTGCCGCCACTGACCAGGTCAATCAGCGCCAATGCCGCAACGACCCAGCCGACCACCGGAATTGCGGCGGCTGCACCCGCTGCGCCTGCAGCTGCGCCGCCTGCAGCTGCCGAGCCGGTGGCGTACAGACCCGCACCGGCCGTCGCCGCTGTGGCGGCACCTGCGCCGCCCAGCGCACCCACGGCCAGCGAGCCGCCCACATAGCCGAGCGTGCCGTAGCTGACACCGGCAGCCGCCGACGACAGGCCGCCACTGCCGGCATTCTTGTAACCATAGAGTGCGCCGCCGACGGCGCTCATCCACGGCATGGCTGCAGCGCTGACGCCGCCACCGCGGCCGTAGAGCGCCTGCAGCGTGCCCATGTTGAAGCCGCCAGCACCAGCAGCGCCGCCGCCGAGGTTGTTGCCGAAACCCATCAGCGAGCCAGCACCAGCCGTGATCGCATTGCCCCAGTTGCTGTTGGCCACCACCGCGTTGGTGCCGGTCAGTCCTTGACCGCCACCCACCATGCCAGCCAGCTGCGTCATCCAACCACCACTGCTGCTGCCGCTGTTGGAAAACGCACCGCCGATCGCGTTGGTGATCAGCTGCTGGAACGGGCGCACGAAGTCCTGCTCGAGCATGGTGCGCACCAGGTCGCGCCAGCCGCGCTGGAACACGTCCTTCAACTGGTCGAAGAAGTCCTTGGAGCTGTCGACGCCACCACTGAACGCGTCGGCCAGCAGGTCGGAAAAGTCGGCCACGCCGCGCGTGGCCACGTCTGCCCACTCCTGCAGGTTTTCGGTCTGCCGCTCGACCTGCAGCGACAGGTCGGCGTATCCGCGCGCCTGCTGAACGAGGCTTTCGGTCATCTCCGCATTGATATCCGCGCCGGCCTTGTTGGCGTCGTTGATGGCCTGGCGCATGTCGTGCTCGTTGCGCAGCTGGCGCGTGGCGCGCTCGCGCGCCAGCCCGGTCTTGCCGAGCAACGCGACCTCGCCAGACATACTGTCCAGCAGCGCCTGCGGTGCCTGCTGCTCTTTGGCCATCTCGGCTGCAGCCGCCGACAGCGACGCGACCGAGGTGTTGACCAGAGTGTTGTAGGCCTCCTGCGTGATGTTGTGCTTGGTCAGTTCCCGGTCCAGCTCCAGCACGCGCTGGCGGTGCTGCTCTTCGGCGGCCGCTAACGGCCCGTTGAGCGCTGCAGCCAGCTCGGCGGCCTGCGCGGAGTACTTCGTCTGCGAGTCCGCCTGCTGCTTGCGCGTGCGCACCAGCTCTTCGGCGGCCTGCTTGGCCTTCTGGTCGGCTGCGGTCCCTGCGGTTGCCGCCTTCTTGCGTGCCTCTTGCTCATCGAGCATTGCGGCCACGCGCTCGGCGCGCTCGCGTGCATCTTGGGCGTTCTGGCTGTTGGGCTTGGCGCCGGCATCGGCTAACTCCATGCCCACCTCAACCCGAACGCGGGCACCCTTGCCCTGGATGTCTTCAATCCGTTGCAGCTCCAGCTGCCGGATCTGCTTGTCCAAGCCAGCGACGATATCCGCGCCTGCAGCCGACACCGCAGCGCCGGCAGCCTGCGCCGCCGGGACCAGATCCCGGAAGCTGGCAGCGGTCAGGTTATTGGCAGCAGCGACACCAACCTGTGTTCTCGCCCATTCAATCAGCAAGGGCTTAGATTGATCGAGCGTGAGTGATTGATTCGACTGTCGCTTGATCAGCTCTTCTAGGCTTTGGCGCTGCTTGTCTGTCGCATTGGTGATGCCGGCATATTCCTGCACCACATCAGCTGCAACGTCAATAGCTCGCTCGTAACCCTGAGACAGCTCGCTTTGGCGCAGTTTTGTTGATTCAAGGTTGCGCTGGGCTTCCTGCAACTGTTCATTGAAGCCGGGGGGCAAGACACCCTTGTCCCGCATCCACACGTCACGGACTTGAATCAATTCCTGGTAGCGCTGCTCCGTCAGTTTCAGCTCTTCATTGGCAGCGTTTAAAGTCCCGACCGAACTTGAGAGATTGGCAAACGACGTGTTGGCCGTTTCCTTGTTGAAGCCCTTCAGTGTCTCGATCGATGCCTGGAAGCCGGCGGTCACCGCCTTGGAAAGCTCTTCTGCCTTCTGCCGGCTGTTGGCCACCCACATCACGAACAGCGTGAGCGCAGTAATCGCCAAGCCTACCGGACCACCGAAGGCAGCCATTGCCGTGTTGAGTCCACGCATGGCAGCTGCCTTGGCCGTGAGAGCCATCGAGGCTGCTTGTGTTGCGGTGGCAGTGCGCAGCTGTGCAGCGGCGAGGGCCTGCTCGGCAGCAACGGTGCTGCCTGCAGCAGTGACGCCTGCACGCGCGAGGGAGAGTTGACCAACTGCCTGCGCTTCGGCGGCGCGGGCGGCCACGAGCTCGGCCTGGGCCAGTTGACGGCTGGCTGCAGCTGCGACGAGCTTTGCTGCCGAGGCCTGAGCCAAGTTGCCCAGCAGACGGCCACCGAAAGCCACGGCTACCACACCGACGATCTCATCCAGCCCGTCCAGGTTGTTGGCGAGGAAGGCGATGCTCTGGGCAAGTCCACTGCCTGCGCCGAGCTCGCGCGAGCCTTCGCCCACGAACTGGGTGATGCTGTTGCGCAACTGCGTCATTGCCCGCTCGACCGTGAGCGGCATTGTGTCGAATTCCTTCTCGATTGCTCCGGCTTGGCCCTCCAGCGCCTTGACCAGCTTGTCTACGCTGATCCCGCCGTCGTTGACCATCTTGCGTAGCTGGCCCATGCCCACACCCAGCCCATCGGCGAGTGCCTTGGCCAGGCGTGGGCTGTTCTCGATCACCGAGTTGAATTCTTCAGCGCGCAGGACGCCACCGGCCAGCGCTTGAGTGAACTGGGTGATGGTGTTCGAGGCTGCATCGGCGCTGGCGCCGGAGATGGCGAATGTGCGATTGATGGTCTCCGTCAGTGCCAGCTGACGCTTCTGCGTCAAGCCGTACTCGGCGGTGGCTTGTGCCAGGCGGCCATACAACGTGGCAGTGCTCTCCAGCGCGGTGGAGGTGCGTTGCGAGATTGCAAACACCTCGGCCTGTGCGACAGCAAAGGCTTCCTGCCCAGAGGTGGCCAGCTTGAGGCGGCCGGAAATGTTGGTGTACTGGTCGGACATCGACACCAATGCACGCGCGCCCTGCAGGCCCACGTAGCCCGCAATGGCGGCTTTCGACGCATTGACGGCAGAGGTCATTGCACCGACCCTGCGGCCAGCCTGGTCGGCTGCGGTACCCATGCCCGCGACGCCTTGGCCACCACGCTCGGCTTGCTGCCCGGTGGTCACCGCAGCCTTGCCCAGGCCCTCAACCTCGGCCTTGGACACACGCACCGCCGGCACCAACTTGCTGTTGTCGGCGGTGAGGCGAAGGGTAACGGTGGGATTGCTCACGCAGGGTGCCTATGTGGTTGCTTCGTTTCTCGCCTGGCGAGTGGTCTGCACCAGCACTTCGATGCAGGCGACCAGGTCGTCATAGGCGCTGGGTGGGATGCGGTGCAGCCGCGCAGCAGCCTCCAGCTCCATTGCAGTGATGCCGTCGTAGATCGGCGCGTGCATGCCGGTGACCCAATGCGCCCGGCATTGCCGGAACACCATCACCGCCTGCCAGTTCTCTTCCAGCACCTCGATCAGCTCAAGGGCTGTCTCGGAGTTGCCGCCGTCGCGCAAAAAATCCGCCGCACTAACAGTCAGATCAGGTTCTTCATCGTCCTGATCCTGGCCGCCAGTGCGGGGACCCTTCCCAATCAGCGCCCGCGCGACGGCTTCGAGTTTTTTACGCGGGCGTCGCCGTACTGCTCGAAATAGGCCTGGATGATTGCGTTCTGCAGAAACGTGGACCACCCGCCGGTGCGCACTTCGTTCAAGGCTGCGTCGCCCTTGATGGCGTTGCCGTTCTCATCGCCCAGTCCATCCACGTCGACAAGCACCAGGTCCAGATACTCGGCGTCGGTGGTTTCCTTGTCCGACAGCTCGCGCACACGGTCTTTGGGGAGGACTTTCACCTTGCAGGTGATGGTGCCTTCGTTGAAGGAGTTAGGGTTGTCGGTGGGTAGCCGCAGCTTGACCGGCATTGCCACGGTCTCGCTCTTGGTCAGTCGGAGCATTGTTTCGAATCCTTTGGGAAGGTGGTTTAAAGCCCGCTTGAGCGCGGGGTGTGTCCACTTTGCCCACGCGCGCGATGCTCTCGGGACTAACCACGGCTAATGCAAAAGCCCCGCACTTGGCGGGGCTTCTGTCTGGTCAAACGGGACGTGGAGGGTTACGGCGTGCTGTCGCCGAACTCGATGTAGAACTCATCGCCGCCTGCGTTGCTGGCCACGCACGGGCCGGACAATTCCCAGCCGTAGTCGCCGTCGATCTCGGTCTCGTTGATGGACTCGATCTGACCACGGATGCCCAGCTCGCTGTACAGCTGGTTGGTCGGCGTCAGCCGCAGGGCCACCGTGATCGGCGTGGCCGCATCGCGCACTGCCCACGGGTTGAAGTCCGCCAGCGCGGTCTTGGCCAGACGCAGGGTCCAGGTCGGCGCCCGATCGGTGATGCCGGTTTCTTTGTGGCTGGTGTATTCCTTTGGCGTAATCGTGTTGGCAAAGTCCACCGACAACGACTTGGCCCAGCACAGCAGCGGGGCGCCACCGGGCAACAGCGCGATGTGCGTCTCGGTGTTGTTGGCGCGTGCGATCGCCGGCACCGTATCCGGCAGCGTGAGGGTCGGCAACGCGTCCTCGTTGATCGTTTCGTAATCGCCCTGGATACGGATGTTGCCCTTGAAGCGATCGCCGACCGCCAGGATCAGACTGGACACGTTGTGGCGCGCAGCCGCGATCTGCTTGACGGTGCCGGCGTGCCACCACTTCGCATCCGACAGCGGAATGTTGGCGCTGATCGGGTTATAGCGCGTGGTCTTAGCGGCTGCATCTTTGACCACCGTCATACCTGCCGGCAGGAGCAGCACAGCGCAGTTGGCATCGCTGGTGGCCGCAGCGCCAGGTGTGGCGGGCGGGTACAGCTCGAACTCGCCCTCGACAATGGCGCGCTTGGTGCCGACCGCGAACGGCTGACCAGTAAAGTGCGGGCGATCGATCGGACGCTCGATCTTGTCGAACTCCGTTGAGGAGGTGCCATTGAACAGCAGCACGCCATTGGCGCCAGCGGTCGGGACGACGGGCATGTTGGCCACTGCGCGCAGGGCCAGCGCCAAGCCGCGTCGCTTGAAGGGTTCGAGAGAGGGCTGAGCCATGGGGCTTATTCCTTGAGCTTGGTAGAACGGACGGCTCGCGCCGTAGGGTTGGGGGCTTCGGCGTCGGGCACCGACAGACCGTGGCCGCCCAGACGGATGTCGGTATGGGCATAGATCGGCTCGACGACCTGTGCGATCTGCGGTGCCTCGGTCGATTCGTCGATCAATTGACCGTCGACGACGCGCCAGGCGCCGCCGCTTGTCGGGGTTGGCTTGTTCATGGGGTGACCTGATGGGACATGCGGTAATTGGTGCCAAACACCTGCTGGCTGACCAACCAGCCGGCGGTATAACTCTCATCGCGTCCGGCCTGGAATGAGAGAGCATCGAAAGCGTCCGCCGGCGCCCAGCCGAACAGCGCAGCGCGCACCTGCGGGATGACTTCTTCATCCATCTCGCTGCGTGCGCCGCCACCGGTTTGCTCATCGCCGTAGTGGCGAACGAACAGCACCACGCGCAGTGTCACGTCGCAGTTCTGGATGGCCAGTGGGCCGGTGTACTTGATTGCCCGGCCCACTTCAGCCGCCGTGACGTAGGCGCTTATGGCCACGCGGGGCTGCTGGGCCAGTGCCGTGGTGAGGTCTGCCGCGCTCCCGACCGCCAGCAGCGCTGGCGCGTGCGTTCGCAGACGCGCGATCGCCGTGCTGACCGGGAAAGGGCCTACCGTCATGGCATGACCCTCCGACCGAACACCTTGTTGCCAGGGTCGATCAGGATCTCGCCCAAGGCGCTTGCACCAATAGTGGGATCTTCGATGCCCAGGCTGAACCTGCCCTCGGCGATCAGTTGCAGGAACTTCATGGCGTCGCGGTAGTCACGCGCGATCGGATCGGTGCGGTCGTCGGTGATGCGGTCGTTGTGCAGCTTGTAGCGGACGATTGCCCGCGACCAAGTCACCAGGATGCCGGGCGGGTTCGGCAGCGGCAGCGTGTAGCGGCGTCCCAGATAACCGTCGATCACCGCATCGGACTCTGCGATCGCTTGAGTAATCCGTGCGGCAGCTGCATCGGCATGGATAACGTCGGCCGCCGGGTAATTGCCGCGATCGCCGCCTCGCAGCGTCAGCTCCATCAGCTCGGCTGCGACCGGGCGCTGATGCTTGTCACTGGCGACCTGGGCCAGTTCCAGCGCGCCGGGCATGTCGGCGAGTTGCAGGAGCGTCACATAGCGCATCGCTTACGCGTCCTTCGCTTCTTCGCTTGCGGCGGCGGGTGCGCTCTTGCCAGCCTCGCCGGAGGCATCGCCTGTTTCGGCGGCAGGGTTGGTCGCAGCCTTCTTGTCCTTGGCAGCCCGTTGCGAATCTTCCTTTTCGGCAGCCTTGCGCGCGGCATCGATGCGCTTGGCCTCGGCTTTGTCTGCAGCCGCCTGCGCGCTGGCAGCTGCTTCGCGCTCCTGGCGTTCTTCGTCCGATTCCTCATAGGGCAGCACGACCAGCTCGGGGTCCTCGGCGATCGCGCGCAGCTGTTCGTCGGTCAATTCATCATCGACAGACAGCGAGCGACCAGCGCGGGTGAAGTGCAACCCGGCGCGCCAGCGGCCACGCTCGGTTTTGGATTTGACGGTGACTTTGTTGGTGGCCATGTGCCAGCTCCTGGGAATAAGGGTGCAGGGTGTCCGCCTGCTGCAGTCCGGCATTTCCTCCGGCCCTCTGCAGACCACGGCGATGGCGGAATCGCACCGCCATCGCCCATCTGCGCTGCTCCTGCGCTCGGCCGAGTGCCGACCAGGTGGCAGGGCTCGGGAGCTGCGCGAGTGCGATCTCGCCGCTTCCCCGACTCTTGGGGCGGCCCCACGGCCGCTGTTCTTGCCTTACGCCAGGCGGGCGTCGTCCAGGACCTCGACCAGACCCTTCATCACGTTGTCGGTGCCGGCGATCTGTGCAGAGGTGAGGATCTCGGCTGCCTTGAACTTCAGGCCGGTCGGCACGACCAGCACGCGCGGCTTGATGTTCAGCGTCCGGCCGTTGTCACCCTTGCGCTCGGCCATTGCGGTGTAAGCAGCCTGCAGGTTTTCGGCGGTCAGCGGCTTGCGGCTTGCGTAGGCCTGCTGCCAGAAGCCGAAGCCAACGTTGTTGCGCGCGTCCACGCCGTAGACATACTCGCCGCGCATAAAAACGTTCTCGTCGCTTTCCTGATTGAGCGCCACGAAGTTGGGTTTCTTGCGGTCCTGGAAGATGATGGGCTTCAGTGCACGGCTGGTGTCCAGCAGGTACCAGGTCACGCCAGCACCGCCGTTGCTGTCGTAGTTGGACTGCGTGACGGTGTTGCCGCTCTCATCGATGACCGGATGGTCCGTATCGAAGAAGTTCTGGCCGTCGTAGCACAGGGTGGTGTGACCAGCCTTGAGCAGACCAAACACCAACTCATCGGGCTGCTCCTGCGCGGACTGGCCCATCTCGGTCATCATCGGAGTGTAGATGCCGTATTGATCGTCCTCGATCGAGGTGCGCGGCACACCCACGGTCATCTCGAACGGCTTGTTCTTGATCGAGTAGCCGTGGGTGGCCATGCCGTTGATGACGCGGTCCCCGAGCCATTCGCGCATCTTCGGGAACTTGCCGAGCCAGCCGTATTCCTCGGTGCCCGCCGTGGACGGAACGATGGTGGCGATCTTCTGGTAATTGGACTCGGCAGCGCCAAGGCCTTGGGTGAAAGCAGCCTTGAAGGCGGTGTAAAGCCCCGTCAGGTTGAACTTGTTGATGATCATCTGGATCTCTTGTCGGGATGAGGGTGAGGGGGATCAGCCGACCAGGACCCAGACGCCACCGGCGTCCACGTCGATGATCTTGCCGGCCGCCTTGCGGGCGGCGCTGTTGTCGGTCTTGGCCACCGTCTGGTCGTCGACGATGAAGGCGGTGCTGCCAATGTCGGCGCGTGTGATCAGGTCGGCGGCGGCGCTGTTGGCAAACTGGAACGCGGAGTCACGCGTGGCCTCGACGCGGTTGGTGCCGTTGCCAATCACCGTTTCTTCTGCGACACCCACCGCACTACCAGAGGCCGCCGTCCCGCCGGGGACGGCGTTGCCGCCAGCGGTGAGCAGGGCGATCAGGGTTCCCGCGTAGATGGTGGTGCCGGGATTGACCGGGTGGCTTACCCGGTCGGCGTTACGCCGCTTTGTGTTGCGGCCTTCGATTGCTGCGGTCATCGGGAGTTGGTCTCGATCGTCTGCGGGTCAGTGGAGGGCGTCAGGCCTTGGGCTTGCTGGCCACAAAGTCCTTCGGGTCGATGCCGGTTGCCGTGCAGATCGCCAGCTCGTCGACGGTCAGACCGTTCTCGTCCTTGCCGCCTGCAGGCTGACGCCCGCCGGTCTGGGTCGCGCTGAGTGCAGCAACCGGGTGCGCGGTGGCCAGGTAGGAAGTGAGCGAGGCCAGGTGGCTACGCCCCAGGTCGGTCGCCCAGTCCTTCTGTGCTGGCAGCAGGCGGCCGTCAGCCAGGCCCTGGTCGACCAGCTCGCTGACCTTGCGGTCGGTGTTTTCGGCGGACAGCGCCGCTAACTGGCCCTTGATCAGCTCGACCACATCCACCGGCACGTACTTGGCAGGGTCCGGCGCACCGGCCGCCCTGGCTTTCAGTGCGCTGCAGGCAGCCACTGCGCCTTCGGGCGCGGTGCCCAGGGCGGTGGCCAGGGTGTCCAGTGTGTCCAGCTTCGGACGGAGTGCGGAGCAGGCAGCGATGGCCTGTTCTTCGGTGGTGGTCTCGGGCAGGGCGAGTGCGGCCAGGATGGCCTTGAGCAGCGGATTCATTGAATGGTCCTTGTCGGGATCGGAGAAGCCGAACGTGGCGGCCGCGCGGCGGGCGAGCGGCTCCATGCCATCGATGGCGGGATGATTGGTGAACGCGGCCATCTCGATGGCCAGCACGTCCCCGGTGTTTTCGTCGTAGCGGAACACAGGGGAGACATACCGGTACTCACCGGCTTGGATCAGTTCAGCGGCGCGGCTGGTCAGCTCGACGCTCGCCCACAGGCCGGTGTCGCGCCATTGCAGCGCTCGCATCCAGGCAGCAGCCGGCGCTGGCTGCCCGTTGGTCTCTTTGTGCAGGGTCTGGTGTTCGTAATCCACCACCGGCGGATTGCGGCGCGCGTTGAAGCGCTCCAAGACCTGACTGGCGATGGCCTGGTCAATGCGCCAGGCAGGCACGGACATCTCACGACCATCGCTGGGACGGAATGCACCGGCGGGCGTCAGTTGAATGTCCAGTGTCAGCTCGGGGCCGACTGGCGGCAGTGCGAATGCACACGCGGCCAGGGCAACGCCTGTGCGGCGAGTGGGCTGGGTAGAACGGGGGGTGGCAGTGCTCATCCCGGCCAGTGTTGGCGTCGGGGCGCCGCGCTCGGGACTAGCGTGCGCTAGTGCCTCGATCGGGTCGGGCGCGCGCATCGCAAGGGCCAGGAAACATACCACCGGAACAGGCGGCCGGACGGTTTCGGCGGCGATGGCACGGAGGGGCCGGCCTTGAAGCGCGTTTGAAAGCCGTTTAAATCGCTCTCAGTGGGCCACCGCCCCCTGACGAGGGACGGTGGGAGCGCCGGAGGGGCTTGGCAGGCCCCTGGGGCGCGTTTGCGGGGCTCGCCCGCTCAGATGGATTCGGGAGTCAGTTCGAGCCAGGCGATCGCCAGCGCGTCGATCGCCGCCTCGTCCTCGGTGCTGATGCCCAGGAACGGCCGCGCCGGCAGTCCGGGGTGATGCACCTTCTGCACGAATGCAGGCTTCTCTGCGCCCGACTTGCTGGCACGCGTGCCCATGCCTGGCCAGAACAGCGCTTTGCCGTTCTTTGCCTCGATCACGTAGGGGTCGGTGCCTTCCTGGTGCCACCGCGCCTGCTTGGCGGTCGCGCTGATCTCCACCCAATCCGGACCGGCGCTGGGGAAGATCTCATCGCGCATGCGGCCCGAGTCGCGTAACGGCGTGCGGCCGCTGCCATCGGCCAACGGCTCCCATGCAACGCCGTCAGGCCCAATGCCGGTTGCGAAGCGCGCCTGCGTGCTTTCGGTCAGCGTTTCGCCAATGTCGGCCATCAGCCCGCCGAGGTCACTGCTGCGCTCGAGCAGCTGCGCAAACCAGCGCTTGGCCTGCGCATCGTCGATCAGGACGACCAATGCATCGGTCATGGCTGCGCCGCCTGGCCGACGTTGTAGGCCCACTCCGGCGGCGGGTCGCCCGGTGTATCTGCCGGCGCAGCGTCCGGCTGCGCTTTGCCCAGCGCCCGCAACCTGGCGGCAGATACGCCCGTGGCGGTGCAACGGCAACCCCAACCGTTGGGTGGATAGTGCGTCTGCCACCAAGAACTGTCGGTTGCGATGATCAGCCCATCCCAGCGCTTGTGCTGCTCGCGCGGATTACTGACGGTGTTGTGGACATACTTGAGGTAGGGGAAGCCCTTAAGCGTCTCCCAGCGGCCGGCCTGGTACGAGGTGCGCAGATTGGTGTGATAGATGATCGAGGTGCGCCAGGCCGTGCGTGCGGCCGTCTCCGAGCCGGTCCAGCCCACCCAGCCATTGCGCGCCACGATCTCACTGAAGCGGGCGCGGAAGTCGGCGATGGTCTCGCCGTCATTGATCGCTGCCGCCACTGCCTGGCGCAGATCTTCCAGCAGTGCATCCTTGGTCGCCCCGGCCACGGTGAAGGCCTTGGCGTGCTGCGCTTGCCACAGTTCGTCCCAGCGCCAGGTCGGCAGATTGAGCTTGCGCTGGAAGTAGTCGCGCGCCTCGGGAAACGCGCGGAAGCTGCCGGAGATCTCAGCCATCGGCGTCGTCCCATGCATCGGACATGCCGGCGATTCCCGCCACCGCCAGCGCTTCACCCATCGCAGAAGTCAGCGCGTCGACGGACATCGTCGTCTGCAGCTGGCTCAGCCCTGCAAGCAATGCGTCCAACGACTCCGAAGTGTCGACCAGCGTTTTGACCTGGTCGACCATGTCCTTGATCGCCGGATCTGCCTGGCGCTGGAGGAGCACCGTCAACTGGTCCTCGCGATCTGCAGGCGCTGCGGCAGGACGTGCGACAGCGGCAGTAGCCGCAGCGACCTTGCTGGGCTGCGTTGTGGGCGGGGCGGATTCCCGCAGCGGCACCAGCACATCCTTGTCGTTGGCGTCCGCCTGCGGAATGCCCAGCTCGGTGTGCGCCCAGCCACGATTGATGCGCATGCCCATCCCGACCAGCTTCGGCAGCGCCTCGGCAAAGACGGTGATGTCCTTGCTCTCGGCAATATCCAGCTTCAGACGTGGGCAACGCAGATAGCCATCGGGCGCCAGGCCGTTGAGCACCGCGATCGGGTAGACCAGGTCGCGCGAGAGCGTTGCCGCAACCTGCTTGGCATCGGAGTCCTTCAGCTCCTTACGGACTTCGTTGTGCACATTGCCCAGCGCGTTGGTATTGCTGCCGCGATCGGCCTGGCTGGTCAGCGTCGCGCCCAGGATGACCTTGCTCTCGGTGCGCTCGCACCAATCCATCATCAACTCGAACGCCTTGGGATCGCCGTTAGCGATCGTTGGGAAGTCCAGCGTCATGCCGTCCGGGATGATGCCGGCCGCGTTGTGACCGATCTGCACCAGGGCACGCAGCAGCGTTGCCTTTTCATTCTCGCTGGCGCCAGGCGGGTATTTGCCCACCCGCATCGGAATGCCGTAGATCTCCAGGAACTCGGCCAGGTCGCCCACGCTGTAGTTCTTGAACAGATACGGCCACACCAGAGCGCGGAACAGGCTGGCGCGCTCCACGTAGCCGCTGCGGGCCTTGTGCGTGTGGGTGATCCAGCCGAACGGGATCAGCTCGGCGCCATCGGCAGAGTTGTCGCGCAGCCGGATCTGCTGGCGGTAGCCACGGTGCAACCGGAACCACGATTGCGGGCGGTGCTCGAGAGACTTCGGCACCCATGTGCTGCCCAGCCGCTGCCATTCGATCTCTTGGGCGACGAAGCCCTTGCCGATTGCGTCAGTGGTGTCGAACAGCACGGCCTCGAAGTCGTCGATGCTGCCGATCAACGCCTGCAGCTCGACCGCGTTGCGCTTCTCGGCAGGGGTCGGATTGGCCGGTGGCTCAATTTCCCACGCCAAGCCAGACACCGCGCGTCGGCGCTTGCTCATCTCCGAGAGGATGTGGCCGTCGCGCTCTTCCATGTCCTCAAACAGCTCGTACTGGGCGATCACATCGCCCTGCTCGGCGGCCAGCAGGATGCTATTGAGCCTCGACGGCGTCAGGCCACGCGCAGGGTGGCCCTGGAACTCATGATGCAAATGCCCGACGCGGCTGGTTTGGGGCTCGTCCAGGTCGCGCAATTGGATGGGCTGGCCATCTGGGCCAAGGATGCGGGAGGTGCTTACCATGCTTTCTGTTCCGGAATGTCGATGTCGTTTTCTTGGCCGGTCTCGGTGTCATAGCCGCGGCTACTGCGCGGGATTGCCATCCACCCGATCTCTGCGCCGGGGTGGCGGCTGGCGTAGTACATGAGCGCGATCGCAATGCCGGCATCGCCGTGTCGCTGGCCACCGTCCTTGCCCACGCTGCGCTCGGGTACGCGCGCCACGCCCTTGATGACCTTGATCGCGCGCAGGTCTGTCAGCACGTCCTTGTCGCGCGGGACCGCGATCGTGTCGTCTTCGAAGGCCTTTTTCAGGGGCGGCATGTTTTCCCGGTACCAGCCCTCCGTGGCCATCACCAGCGCAACCCGGCTGTAACCGAACTCCTGCGCCAAAAACTCCGCCACCGCATGACCATTGCCACGTGCGTCCACCGCTGCCTTCACGAAGCGCGGCAAGGCCTTGATCACGAACTTCGCAATCTGGTCCTGCTGCTTGTGGGGCATGTTCCGCAGTTCGAGGATGAACGGGATTTTGCGGCGCAGGTTCTGTTGGATCTGCGCCGGCACCATCACCGTGAGGTCGCCAGTGCGGCCGAAGTCCTGGCCGTAGACGCTTTGCAGATCCGGGTCCAGTTGCTGCAGGTGCGGTCGTACTTCGAAGTCCAGCCATTCCTGGATAGCGCGCCAACGCTCGGTGTCGGGTAGCTGCTCGAAGCCCTTGGGCGCGTCGTAGCGCAGCACCGGCGCGCCGTACATGCGGGCCTCGATCAGCGAGGAGCTCAGCCAGGCACCGGTACCCTGCGATGGCACCACGTCCAGCTCTTCCTCGGCGGCGGCACCGTAGAACGCATACACGTCCGCAACCCACTTGGCCTGGGCGTCCGCGTCCCAAGGCAAGCCCTTGCGCATGCACACGCGGCCAAACAGCCCTTGATCCACCGCTTCCCTGAAAGTGGTTCGGTGGACGCTGCCCTTACGCGCGCCCGAGCGGATCTCGTTAACCAGTTCGTTGAACGTGTTTTGGTCGCCATCGTGCGTGCTGATCACGCGCACCTTGCCGCCCCAGATCAACAGTGCCAGCGCAGCCTTGAGCAGCTCGTCCAGCGCGCCGTGGAATGCCGCTTCATCGATCACCACCACGCCTTGCTTGCCGCGCAGGTTGGCCGGTCGGGAGGACAGCGCAACGATGCGGAAGCCGGACGCGAACCGGATGGTGTAGGTCTTGATCGCCTTCTCATCGTCGCCGTCCTTGAAGACCTCCTGGCCTTCTTCGATCGCCTCGGCCGCCTGATTGAACACGCGAGCCCACATGGCGCAGGCCTCGATGTACTCGATGGCCATGTCCATGTTGTAGCCAATGTAGTAGGCGTTCATGCCGCCAGCCTGGCGAGAGCTGGACGCAATGAGGACATCGTCGGAAGCCTCGGCCCAGGTCAGGCCAATGCGGCGACTTTTCTCGGCAACCTTGAGGTCGCTGCGATCGGCCACCCAGTCCCGCTGATAGGGCAACAACACTGCGTCGGTGGACGAGTTGACCTGGCGGGCCGCAGAACGCGGCAGGTCGGCATCGAGCGGGCTGCTCATGATGCGATTCCGAGGATCTGGCGACGCATCGCGGTCGCGGCGTCTTCCGACAGGCCGCCGCTCTTCACGACCTTGTCCAGGTTGGCAGCCTGCTCGCGCAGCAGCTGCTCGCGCGCCTCGGCCGCGATGGCCTTGCGCACGTTGATGCCGACACGCTGGGTGTCGATCGCATCCTTGGCGGCGCGGGCCATCTTGCGGATCTCATCCACGCTGACCTTCTCCTGCGTCTGCATCTTGAGCGCAGCATCGGTGGCCAGCGTGGTGACAGCCTGCGCCAATAGCGCGCCGGACTTCTCACCGATGCCGTCGCCCATCTCGCCAACCAACGCCTGCGCGGCCTGGTCAATCTCGCGCATCCGCGCGGTCAGTTCAGCCAGACCCCGGTCATACCGGTGTAACGCTGAGCGGGACAGCTCGGCGGCCGGCGCACCGGGGAAGGCACCTTGCAGCTCGGCAATCATCTCGTCCAGCGTCAACCGCCCTTCGCGCAGCAGACGCTCAACGTACGCTTTCTGCTCGGCCGGTAGCCGGGCGATGCTGGACTTGGCACGACGACGGGTCATGCGCTTACTTCGGACTCGGGCGGCTGACGCCCGGCACGATGGCCATGCCCCGCGCCACATCCATGCCACGGGCGCACAGCTCGGCGACCTGCACGCCAGGCACGGTATCTACCAGGCGCAGCAAGCCCTGGTCCTGCAGCCAGGCCAGGTCGGTCAATACGTCGTCGCGGCTGCTAGCCACGGCCAAGTAGTCCAGGCCGGCATGCAGGATGCTGGAGTTGGCGCGGTAGCCGATCTGCTCGAATAGCAGCCGCAGCAGCACCAGGCGCCGATCCTCGCGCAAGCGCTCGGCGAAAGTTTTCTGGGTCATCAATCGTTCTCCAACAGATGTTCTTGGACCGTTTGCATCACGCGGTTGGTGGCCTGTACCTGGCCCTCGATCGAGGACAGGCGCTCGTAGATCTGCCGCGTCTCGGCATGGGTGAGGTTGGCTTGCTGGTAGATCTCCAGCCGGGCGACGCGCTCGGCCAGGCCCGAATGCCGCCAGACCATCACCATGCCCAGCAGCAGGTTGCCCGCCGCCAGTACCAGGACGCCCACCAGCAGTGGAATCACGAAGCCGCTCATCGACGTTCGACCTGGTCAGCACAGCGGAAGCAGCGGCGGGTGTGCGGCAGCGCCAGCTGGCGCGCCTTTGGAACCTCATCCCACATTCCAAACAGTGCATCTGCACCACACGATTGAAGACGCGCTCGCGCTCTAACGCGTGCCGCTCTTCACGATCGCGCCGGTCTGCGTCGAACAGCTCCCAGGCGCGTGCCTCGTCCTCGTTCGCCTTATCAGCTGCGTCGTGCACAGGGGTGCTCCCGGCCCAGGGCCAAATCGTTGATGTCCAGCGCACATCCCTCATAGGCGCGCGCCTGGCCACGCAACGCCGCTGCCCGATCGCCATGCAGCTTCTTGGCTTGCTCATGGCACAAGCGAGCGCGTGCCTCGTAATCATTTCGCAGGCGGATCAACTCGGCCTCCGTTGCTCCGGGCTTGCGTTTCACCGCGACACTCCTTTGCGTTCAACTCCGCCTGCTCCAGTGCCTTGCAGTACCAGGCCCACGCTGTGGTTTCCCACTCGGTCACGGCTTGAGTCAGCCGATGCATGCTGCTCTGGCAGTCGTGGTACTGCGCGGTGACCTGGTCGTGGTTGGCCAGCAATATTCCCCACAGGTCGTTGGGAGGCTGCGGCAGATCCGGGCACTGCTGGCGCAGGTTGCTTTGGATCGTGGGCGGCGGCGGGTTTGGCGGCGGGTTTGGCGGCGGGACGCGAATTGCTTTCGCGCCAGTGCCGCAGGACGTCATCACCAGCGCGACCATCACGCAGGTCAGGACGTTTGCGCAGAAGTGCATCCAGGCTGGCGCGCACGGCTTCTGCCTGCAGTCGGTTTGCTTCACGGTCTTGTTCTCTCAAGGTGGCAATGGCATCCAGGCGCGCGATGGCCTGGCGGTAGCTGATGACGCTGTCGGCGTGTGTTTGCCGCAGTTGTTTGACCTCGACCTGCAGCTCCTTGATGTAGGTGCGCAGCTCGGTGCGGTCCTGCACGGCCTGCTTGCCCTCGGCCCAGCGATTGCCGGCCCATGTGCCGGCAAGCAGCGCCGCAACCAGCAGTAGGACAAGTGCCCACCCGATGATGGGCAGCAGGCCCGCGACCGTGCTGCGCGTGCTGGCGCGCTTGAGTGCTTCGAGCTCTAGGTGCATGCCGCACCACCCGGCCAACCGGCCGCCAAATACGCAGGCTCCAGCGTGAGCAAGATTCGGCGCGGGTAGTGGATGTTTTCCTTGTGCGCCCAGGTGGCTCGCACGCGGTATGGCTCGAGCTCCCGCCAGTCGTTGGCGTTTGCGCCGGCCTTGTAGGCCGCACTGCGTTCGCGGTTGAGCATCGTCTCTCCGCCGTTGTAGGCGCGGAAGGTGAACGCCCAGCGCGAGCAGGCGGATAGCGGGCGCGGACCGTAGGCCATGACGCGATCCAGCAGCCAGCGATCGTAGAGCGCAGCGGCCAGGATGGCCTGTTGCGCGTTCCACGGGTCGAAACTATCCAGGTCCTTCGGATACACCGTGGCGATCCAGCGCGCCGTCTTGGGCATGAACTGCGCAATGCCCTGTGCACCGACCGGCGACTTGGCATCTGGCCGGAAGCCGGACTCTTGATGCAGCTGCGCTGCCAGACGAGCGCTGGAGCCTTCCACGCCCCACGCCCGTGCCACCGCCTGCTCGACACGGTGGCGGTACAGAGCCGAGGCAGGCGCGACCCGCACCTGCGGCTTTGCTGCCTGGGCGGTCGCCGCGCTGGCTGGGCTGACAACGATCAGCGCTGCGAGTGATACCAGCGAGGACAGCACCAGCGCTAGGACCGCAGTGGCCTCGCGCCAATCGCCATGACAGCGCGACCAGAATGCCTTCCAGCGGCTCATCCGATCAGTCCTGCGGCGAGCATCGCGCAGCCCAGCAGCGTGACGCGGCGCGTTTGCGCCATCGACTTCTCGATGCCTTCCAGATGGCGAGGGTCCGCGCCTCGGAATACGGTGAGGTCCACACCGAAGCCGATGGTGGCGGCTATGGTGATCTTGCTCGCCGCCCAGATGTAGCTGGCCAGCAGGATCGGATTGATCAGCGCAACGATGAGCAGCAGGAACAGGCTGACGACCAGCCAAAGCCAGATAAAGCCGATCCGGTCCAGCAGCGAGCTGACGGACGAGACTGCACGAAGAAACGGGTTGTTAGGCGGCATACGCACTCCTGGTGTGAAGCCGGCGCAGGTCTTGAGACCGGCGCCGGCGGGAGCGGGGTGCGATGTGTGCTGGTGGCTCAATGCGAGCCACGTTCCCCCGGTATGCACACCTTGCGCGCGCGGGGTGATGTGCCGGGATTAGCCTGGGCTAGTGCAATAAAAAACCCCGCTCGGTGGCGGGGTTGTCTTTTACGCGTCAGGGCATCTTCTGCTGTAGTCGCTCCAAAGAATTTTACTCATCGCATTTCGGTCTGCACCTGGGTCGATCACCGCAAGAGGCTTGCTGTAGTAGAAGCGCTTATATCCTGCGTATGCCCCATAGCCATTCTTGCCGTTTATCTCGCCACATACATTCGTTCCATGCAGACGAACGTCCCGAAACTTCGCGGAGTCTGGATCGATAAGATACTTCGCTGCTGCGATCTTGGCCTCGCGGATCTTCAGAAGATCAGCCCCCTTAAATGCAAGCAGCACACCAGCTGCCACCATCACCGCTAGCCCGTACATAGCCCACACGCCGTTTAGCTTCATTATTTTTCTCCCTGTCCAAATTTGAAGCTTCCCTGCACCTTGGAGAGATGCAGCTCCTTTTGCTCACGGCAGATCCGATAGATGTGGATGTCCGTCAGCCCGTATTCGTCAGCAAGCTGCCGAATGTTACCGCGTCGCGCGCGGTGGTAGATCTCGGCATCGCGCAGCGCTTTGCGTAACCGATCACCGCGCGGCAGGTAGAGCATGCGGCCACCCGCGTACTCTGCCTGGGCCAGTACGCCAGCCGTGGCCAGCTTCGCTGCCTGCGCGTCACCTAGCCCCAGCCGGCGATAGGTGGACTCCAGCACGGCAACCATCGAGGCGAGCATTGGCGCCCAGCGATCTTCGGGCACATCCACGGTGCCGCGCTCGATCAGCGCGAGCGCTGCCAAGCCGGTGGGTGTGCCCCACAGATCGCCCTGGTCGCTCATGCCGACGCACCGTACTTGGTGCGTGCGTCCGCAACCTGCACTTCAGCTTCTTCCGGTGTGATCGCTCCCAGCTCCATCTGTCGATCAATAAAGGCAATCGCATTTTGCAGCTTGGATTCCACCGGAGCGGGTGACGTGGTCGGTGCGCTACCCAGGTGCCGGCCAGCTCGAGCATCAGCCTCACGCTGACGCTCGTTGGCGGCGTCCACCTTGTCCGCCAGTCCGAACACGACAGCCCGTAGGTAGCCGTGCGACTCCAGCGGCAATGACAGCGCCCCGCGCTGGGCAACCATTTGCTCCATTCCGGCCGCCCACATGCTGGCGGTGGCTGGGCGGCGCACACCGGCGCGCTCATCCTTGCAGACCGAACCGGCGGCCACCAGCTCTGCCACTTCTGCGGCAATCTTGGCAGCACGGCCAAGGCGAAGGGCGGTCTTGGTTGGCTTGAATAGTCCAAGGTAGGCGAGCGTGGCCCGGCCAAGGTCTGGCTGCATGGTCGCGACTGTCAACGCTAGGCGCTTGCCATCGTCCTCCACGAAGAACGCGGCGACATGCGCCTGGGTGCCGCACTCGGGGCAGGTAGCGCGCATTAGAATTGGCCCTCCTGCATAAGCAAAGGATCGATCATATGACTCAGGAAACAGCCGCAACCATTCAAGCTTGGGCAGCCATCGCGCAGGCAGTTGGCTCTGTCATGGCAATCATTGCCGCCATTTGGATCGCAAATCGTCAGCATCGTCAAAACATCGAATTGGTGGAAAATGAGAGGGCGCGTGTCGCAGGCGTTGACAGGCGGCGTAATGAAGCCATCTACGACGTTGCTATGAGGTGTATTGGAAAAATCCATGTTCGGTGGATGGCGGTGTCCGAGATTCACACGCAAAGGCTGCTTATTTCCCAATCGGGACGATATCTGGAATTAGATGCCATATCTAACGAGCTGCTTGGCACGCTGGAAGAGTTACGTAATGCGGTGCTGAAGGCGATTTGGGAATTCGAGCAACTGAAGGACGCATATCAAATGTGGGGGGCAATTTATGCTCTTTATCATTTTGAGACTGTTGAATCTCTTGCCCGAATGCGTGACCGAATCGGTACTGCAGAGATAGTTATATCTCACGAATCTCTCTCAAGTCTGGTTTCGTACAACAGGCCAGAAGACGAGCACAGCGATGACATACTTGCAGAGCTGGCGATCATCGACGGAAGATTGACTAAGGCACTTGGTCGCCTCGCTGAAAGCGATGTTGGTAAAGTTGTCCAGTAAGGCGCGTGTTCTGTCACAAGCATCAGTGAACCCGCGCCTCCGGCATGACCAGCAGCGGGGGGGCATCCAGCGACCGCAGCGCCGCCTTCAAAAAGCAGCGCACCTCATCATCCTGCCGTCCGCCGGCACGCAACAGCTGGAGGCTGATGTTTGCCAGCTGGTTCAAATAGAAAAACGCATGCGCAGGCGGCATCTGCTGCAGATGCTCCATCACTGATCCAACTGCAGCCGACGTAGATTCCTTCATGATCTTCTCGCGCTTAACGTCCTCTGCAGCTGTCACGTCTTCTGATCCTGCGGTCAATTTCACTTGAAGCTTCTTCATCGGCTTGGACCTTGCAGTCTTAGGGCGCCACGGGCTGCGTTGCCCTGGATGTCAGATGGAAGTCGGATCTGGCCAGCAGTGACTGTCTCGAAGCGCACCTGTACTTCATCACCGGCCACGTACCCGACACGGCGCACAGTGGTGTGGTCAAATTCCACGTCGATCGCATTTGCCAACAACGCGACCACCTTCATGCCCTCGGCTACGGGCATCAGCAGGTGCTGATAACCGATCGTGATCACGCACATCGGGCCACTCTTGGGCTTGGCAGCCATCACTTCCTCCGGTTCGCATCGACCTGCAGCGCTGCCACCAGGCGGTGCAGCTGGTCTTGGTTGAGAAATTCCACGCGGTCGATTCCGTACATCTGCTTGGCAGTGTTGTGGGCATACGCCCAGGGACGCTTGGCATCAGCCAGCAGTGCCTGGACCTTGCGCAGCATCGGCACCTCGTCCAGGTTCTTCGGTTGGCCCGGCCACTGACGTTTACGCCCGGTGCGCTGTACATCCTTGAATCCCAGCCGCACGAACTCTGCAATCACCAGGGCGCGTTCCTGGGTGGTCATCTTGGCCGCCGAGTCTTTGCCGGTAATGCGTACCAGTAGCGCGCGATATGTCGCCTCATCCAGGCCCTTCTGCTTGGCGGCCAGGTGGATCTTGGCCAGCTGCGTCTTGCGTGTGGAAAATGCCAGGCTCATGGTCAACGGCCTCCGTTGTCGATGGGATCGAAGCGCCACTCATCGATCGGTACGGCATCGCGGATATTGGCGCCATGCACGCCTGCAACCAACTGCCGATGGGCTTTATTCGCCAACTGTTCCGCAGCCTTCATTGCGGCGTCGCGTGTCACGGCATGGCCGCGACCAACAGAGGGGAACAGCCAGTTGAGTAAGGTGTTCATCTCGTTGGCGGTGTTGTTGTCAGTAATCGCCATGCAACACCTCCGCTCCTTTTTCTTCGAAGCGGACCAGCGCGGGGTTGTTGATGTGTAGCTTGAGCCGCCAGTGCCACACGTCGCCGCGCGCAGCGATGTAGTCCAGGGCGCGTTTCACGGTAGCCAGGTCGCGCAGGCCATCTGCGCCATCGCTGACTGCTCGATTGGTGTCAAAGAACAGCATGCCTTCGACGTACTGCTGCCGCGCATAGAGCTCGATCTCACTGCGCACGCAGTCGTCAGCGATACCAAATGCGCCTAGCGTTGCAGCAGGATTGACCACCGCCATGTCACGACCGATCCACACGAGCATGGTCATGCCCCCGCGATGTCGAGAGCGATCGGGCGGTACTCGCCCTGGGAGTCACGCTCGTACACGCGCACGTAGCTCTTGGAGCCCACCACCTGCACGGCCTCAGCAATGGCCAGCATGGCCTCTTGCCAGCGCGGATCGTCGATCGCCAGGCGGCGCAGCGAGAGCACCTGGCCGGTGCGGATGTTGCCGGCCTGGTCGACCCGGAAGGCATCGTTGATGAGCGCGCGCAGTTCGCTGCGCGCGCCTTCGGTCCACTCGGTCAGGCACTGGTCGATCAGATCCTTGGCTGCCTGCAGACGCTCATCAAAGGCGATGTTCTCTTGATTGGCGCGCAGCACCTTGTAGCGTCCATCGAAGGACAGCAGCTGCACGTTGCCTTTCTTGCCGCCCAGGCGCACCCGGTACTGCTCTGCGCTGAGCTGCACGAACGCTTCGATATCGCCAAACGTGCCGGCCTTGAACTCTGCGATTTCCTGGCTGACGGCCTTGGCTTTCTTGACGATTTCGTACACCAGCTCGTCGCGGGCCAGGTCGATCGGCTTGATAAGAACTTCCGGGACCAGGCGGCCTTGCGCGTCCTGGCGAAACCCTTCGGGGATTGGAGTCATGTTGGTGGTCCTCTAAGTGGGGCTGGCCGCGCCGGTTGCCGCCGGCTGGCGGGGTGACTCACGCGGTTAAGGTCTTGCGGGCGCGCCGCAACGCACCGCTGCTGGTAACCAGAGCGCTGATCAGCGCGTGCGGTAGTTGTGCGCGGCAGGCATCCTCCAGGGCGTCCTGCAGATCGTCGGCGATCGCATCCAGGCGCTCGCTGATGGCATACGGCGCGCCCGCTTCGAGACGCAATCCGTGGATGCGACCATCAGCGCCGATCAGAAGCCTCGATCGGTTGACCAACAGGCTGTCGTCCTTTGCTGGTGCTGATGGCTCGACACTTGGCGTGGTCTCTGGCTCCGGCGTGGGAGCGATTGCCGCCGCCGGCGGTGCGTCGTCGGCGTCGAGCGCACTGGATCGCACGAGCGAATAGATGATGTTGCTGGTCCTGCCCTGGCTCTCGATAACGCCAGTGTTCTTCAGGTGGTTGACTGCCATGTACCGCACACCCGTCTCCAGGTCGCTGAGTTCTTCGCGCAACTGGGCGGCGGTGAGCATGCCGCCCTTGGCATCGAGCGCCGCGACAATGCGCTGGCTGGCGGCCGCGCGTGCGCTGGCCATGTGCTGTTCCTTTTCGTCATGTTCGGGAAGACGGGTCTGCAAACCGTGCAGGCCACAGCTCAGTGGTTGAAAGGGAGTGCTCATGCTTGGTGCACCTGCATGCCGCGCTGCTCGCTGACTTCCCACTCCACCTGGCAGCCATGGAACGGCGCGGCCATGACAGAGCGCACAACGACGCCAACGCGCTCTCGGCGGCGCATGGCGCCCTGGATGAACGTGCCCGGCCTGTCGATCACAATCACCGGCCGGCGATCGCTCAGACGGATCTCGCGCGGCACGCATCCCTGATCAGAGAGATGATGGATCGCCGCCATCGCGGCCTTCAATTGGTCATTGAAGCGGGTACAAACGGCATTCAAAGCGTGCATCACACAGACTCCTTGACCACATTGATGAGGCGTTGTGCGGCGGCTTGGCTCACCGCGCGCAACGTTGTGTCCAGCAACGCGCCATACCTCCAGGCGATGCCAGCGCGGTTGAATAGCCCTTGGTGCTCGTCCGTGAGATAGACGGTCGGCAGCCCGCGATTTTTGAAGTAGAAGCGCACCAGGTCGCGCTGACGCCGCGTGCAGGCCGGGATCGTCATCGCGCCTGTGGATGGCGTGCTGAACCCCGAATCCACTGGATGCCGTGCCCGGCGAGGATCACTGCCCATGCGCGTGCACCTGTTTGGAGAGCGCGACCAGCTCACCCACGGTGAGCTCGTCCACGGCCTTGCCGGTGGCAACGATCGACTGCACGACCTGGCAGCGCTCGCGCAGGCCGGAGGTGCGCAAGCTGCCGATCAGCGCAGTGGCGGTGATCAGGTCAGCGGTGATGACCGGGATGCTTGTGCGTTCCATCAGACCATCACTCCCAGCTCGGTGGCCGCGTGGCGGATCTCGTTGCAACCGATCGCACGTCCCTGGGCCTTGGCGTAGGTCGCAGCCAGGCGCAGCACCTTGTTGAGCACGCGCAGCGCGCCGGGCGTTGCAGCGATCTGCCGGATCGCGTCCCTGCAGGGACTGTCGTCGATGCCCCAGGCAGCGATGATCGCGTCTGCGTCTCCGACCGTGGCCTTCTTGAGGACGATCTTTTTACCGATGCGGCTGTAGAGGCGGTCCAGAAACGGCGCGCGGTTGCCGCCGCTCATCTGCGTGTACACGCGCTCGTTGCCGCACAGCACCAGGCCGATGCCGGTTTGGTCGTTGATGGCGCGCACTTGATCCAGTGCCGGCACGCTCAGGTGCTGGGATTCGTCCAACACCAGCAATCCGTTGGTCTCGCGTACGCGCTGGAAGATGGCGCGCTGCAGGAACGCGGCCGAGTTGGTGAGGTCACGCAGGCCGAGTGCGATCGCGATCTCTTGCAGACAACCCATCACGCTACCGGTGGCCGGTGTCAACTCCACATGCCAGACGTTCGGCGCGGTCTTGGTGTAGCGCTGGATAGTCTTGGACTTGCCCAGGCCGGCGCCGCCGACGATCAACACCACATCGCCCGCCATTTGGGCATAGCGCAAGCCGGCCAGAATCTTCTCGCTGGTCGGCGTGGGTACCCACTCCGGACCTTCGGGCAGGCGACCGGTGCTGGTGCGCTCGTCCAGCGCCTTGGTCCAGTTCTGCAGCTTGCGTGCGACGTTCTGCACGCTGCCGGCGTATGTACCGCCCAGGAACTGCGACAGGGTGGTGCTGCTGACATCGGCTTCGCGGGCGATGCGCGCTTGGGTGTAGGTAGGATCGTCCTGGACCAGGACACGGACGCGCTCACGCAGAGCGGCGAGTTGTTCGGGCGACAGTTCCGTTGTGGTGGTGGGCAGAGTGGTGACGCTCATCAGGCGCATTTCCTTGGGCAACAAATAGGGACGGGGTTTCAAAGGCTGGCGGGCGAGGCTGGCGCGCATCTGCTGGCGCTTGAGCAGTGCGCTGCCGGCTTTGCCGGCGCGTGGGTTACTGCGTTGGTCGACGCCGGTTTGAATGCGGACATTCGTGCGGTAGCGATCCGGGCAACTGGTCTGGAGGTAATCGCTGAGCCATGCGCGGCGGTTCGCAAAGTGACCACCGGGCTGCGTTGCCTTGTTGACGCTCATTGGTCGTCTCCGGGCGCACGCCACAACGAGTTGGCCTGCTGCTGAGCGGCCATGCGCTCGATCAACGAGGCAAACGCGCTGTCGTGGTCGTCGGTGCCGGTGCGTTGCAGCACTTCGCCCTGCGGAACAGGCGCCGGCTTGCGGCGACCGAACAAAGGCGCAATGACACCGGCTGGTGGTAGCTCTTCGGGCATCGGCGAGGGCAGCTGCGCGGCGACACTTGCCACATCCATCCGGCGCTCGGCATCCAGCTGCTGCTTGGTGGCGCGGCGGAACTGCTTCTTGGCACGCGCATGCTCACGCGCTGCAGCCGTGTCGGCGAAGCCCACCGCCGCGATGCACTCCGCTTCGCCCAGGTAGACATTGGCGAGCGTGTACACCTGGACTTCGGCGTGCAACTGCTCGGGATCGAAGCGCAGCATCAGCTTCTGCCCGGCGTAGGGCGCGATCGCCTCGGACCAATAGCGGTTGCCAGACAGGCGCACGCTGCCATCGCGGCTGTCGCTGGTGACCACGTCGGTGGCCAGCAGCATCTGGCGCAGTTGCTCACCGGAGGCCTTGCGGATCGTGCATTGGGCATAGCTGGCGGCGAAGGCTTGATCGAAGCTGCCGCCTGCCGCTACCCGCGTGCGCCGTCCTTCGCGGGCGTTGTGCACGGCAATCTCTTCGTTGAGCACGCGCACGAACTCGTCCAGCGGCACGGCCTTGCTGCCGTAGTTCTCCGGCTTGGCATCGGGCTTGTTGCCGGTGTAGGCGCCAGCGAAAGCCGGGTGCTTGGCGACGCGATCGCACAGATCGCGCCATGCGCGTTCGATCGGCTTGGCCTGGCCGTGGTACGGGGTAGCCCAGTGAATCTCGCAGCCCATCGCGGTAAGGACGCCGGTCGGGTCGTCTTCTCGCACCTTGAACCGGAAGCGATTGGCGGTGCCACCGGTCAGCATCTTCGAGGCGAAGCCGCGACCGTTATCCAGCCAGACCTTCTCCGGGATGCCGTACCGCTCGACCACATCGCGGAAGGCAAAGCGAGCCAGATCCGCCGATTCGGTCTCGGCAATCCGGTAGCCCAGCAGCTTGCCGCTGTAAAGGTCTTGCACGCCCACCATGATCGGGCGCGCGATGGTGCCGTCCGGCCACTTGGCGAACACGTCGAACTTGTGGCCGTCCGCGTTCACTGCCTCCAGCGCATGGAAGACGCTGCGATCGCGCTCTTGCGCGGGGAACGTGCGGTTGAATGCTTCCTGGCCCTGGCGAGCGAGTACCAGCAGGCCGCGCGGCAGCTCGGCCTTGATACGCCGCTGAAAGGTCTTCAGCGATGGAAGTGCCCATTGCTTGACCTTGGCGATGCGCGCCACACGGTCATAGCAGCTGCTGGCGGTGGGCGCCTCGACGCGGAGGTAGTCGGCTTTGAACAGATCCCATGCCTCTACCGGAATCTCTGCGGTGACAGTGCGACCGGTATAGGCCGGTACCAGCATCGCCAGGCGGTGCTGCTTTTCGACGCCCGCGATCTGCGCTGCCCAGCGCGCCAGGCTCGCTTCGCTGGCGCCGCGCACGTTCTCGCGCTGCAGCTGCGCTGCGACAAGGCTGCGCGCGTCCAGCACCGGATGGTCCTCGGCGACCAGCTGCTCGACCGCCTGCAGGGCGCGCAGCCGGCGCGCTGCTTCTGTCTTCAGATGCTGAGGCACTGCCTCATAACGCTGCCAGGCGGACTGGATATGCGCAGCGCTGGCGACGGCTGTCGGCCGACGCTCGCGCACACGCTCCACGGCGGCGCTGGACGGGCTTATAACGCCGGAACGCAGGAAAAGCGCAGCCTGTACGTCTTTCGGCAGGCTGGCCGACGCGTACATGCGACGAACACCACCCCGACCGGTCTTGGTGGCGAAGGGCCAGTTCTCTTTGGCAGCGCGGCGCTCTGCTGAGCGCTTGGTGATGCCCAAGGCAAGTGCAATCAAGCCGAGATCCAAGTGATCGGCGCTGGGTGTGCTGCCATCAACGCACCCTCCGACTCATTTCCTTAAGGGCGCGGATCTGCTCGTTGGCGCGCTGCTTCTCACGCTCCAGCCGCCCGATCTCGGCATCGAGCGTGGCGGCGCCCAGCAGGAGTTGCCCACCGACAACGCCACCGTGCCACTCGGCGAGACGGGTGCTGCTGCACACCACCTCCAGCACCGGGGCCAGCCACAGTGGCACGTTGAATTCTTCGCGGCTCTCGGCGGTGTAACCGTCGAGCATCGCTTTGGACACATCACGGCCGGCCAGGCGGCTGGCCCGTGCGGCAATTTCAAACCGGTCGATGCCGGCGGCATGCGCGTCTTTGAGCATGTCACCGACCAGCAGGCTGATAGGCTGGCGAAAATCCATGCTTCCCGGAATTTGAGCGGCCGGACGCGGCATAGCGAACATGTCGCTGGTGAGGGCATCGGCGCGACGACGTGTAGTCCTGTTCATCGCCCGATACCCCCACCGACGGCTGCGCGCTCGATCGCACAGGCGGAGGTGCTCACCGGCATGCCACCGGATGCCACAACGTGGCGGACCTGCTCTCGAACTGCCGGTGTTTTCGCGTTGTCGGACGCGGGGCACTGACCGGCTGATCCCCACCCATTTGCCTGGGCTTGGCTTGTGAAGTCGAACGCCTGCGCCACACCCTCATCCCAGCCCGCCCACCACGCATCGGCCGCAGCGGTGCCGGCGGCATGCTGGTTCGGGATGGTCGAGCCGCCCAGGCGCTTGCTGAGGGCCGCACGGCAACCCGCCTGGTACTCGGGGCTGCGTGCCGAGCGACCGGCAAAGAAGATCTCGGCCATCAATTGATCGAGCCGCGCCGGGGTGATCGGGCAGAGGGAGGCGGTGTTCATTACGCTGCTCCACTTTGTGGATTGCGGGCCGCGCGCAGCCTGCTAGGCTTTGCATCAACAGGAAGAAGAGCCTTCTGACCGCGTTTGCGGTTCGGCTTGCCGTCCGTGCCATACCTGCTCGGCCAGATCTCCGTAGCGCTGATCCCCAGCGCCTCGGCAATGATTGCTTCGGCCAGCGGGTAAGGCCGGTGCAACGCCTTAGCCAGGCTGTTCGGATTGTCGTAGCCGTTGAGCAGGCTGAGTTGACGCAAGGAGACGCCCTTCATGCGCAACTTCGCCCCGACTTCGGCCGGGTGCCAGTCGTTGAGACTGGTTTTTTTTGGTGTCTGTGGTGCCGTCACGTTTCGCGCTTTCCGTTGGCGGTGTCTATGAGGCAGATATTAACCGCGTTTGTGGTCAAGTCAACCTCATTCGCGTGTCGCACTTTCCGGAGTTGAACCTCATGCGTGGTTTTTTGATGTTTGCCGTTAGCGATCAAAGAGTTAGCGAAAGTGCGACGCAGCTTGATCGCGTCGCACTTTGCGTCGCACTTGAGGGGCAGTAAGTGCGACAGGATCTGAAAGCCATTGGTGAGCGGTTGACACTCATTCGTGGTCAGCGGTCGCAAGCCGACTTTGCCCCTGTCGTTGGTATCCACAAGAACACGCTGGGTACTTATGAAAGAGGGGAGCGGGAGCTAGGCGCGTCGGCCCTGATGGGCTATGCGAGGCTGGGCTGGAATATCAACTGGGTGTTGATGGGCGATGGTCCGGACCGCCTGGAAACGTTGCAGGACAATGGTTTTGCTGCAGATGAGACCGCCGACACTTCTCTGTCTCAGTCCTCGCGATTCGAGTCCCTCACACTGGCCATTCAGTTAGCCGAGGAGGCGCTGGATGGGGGCAGGCTGGAGCCAGCCGATTACGCCCAGCTCGTCTCGCTCATTCACGACGCCTTGGTCAACGGCCTGCCAAGCGCCCAGGTACTGGCGTTCGCAAGACCCGCCGCGCGCGGGATAGGAGAAACAGAAAATGGCAGAAGGGATGTGGGTGGATCAGGTAAGAAAGCTGCTCGATAGGGCAAAAACGCAGCAATCCGTAGCGTTTTCCAATCTCGATGGGCTTAGGCGGAGCATCGATGGCGCCCTGGCGCTGGTGCAGACAGCCAGGGAGGAGCGACAGCAAAGTTGTACGCCGCCAGTCCCGTACCCGATCCAACGCCGCAACTTGCTGGCGCAGATTGGCCGGCAAAGCCGCTATTACGGGCTCTCTGACGAAATTCAGGCGTTTGTGTACGCCACAGGCGCCCAGGTGCTGCAGGAGCTCGACAACGACCAACTCGCTGCGCTGCACACCTGGCTCGCGCAATGGATCGAGAACATGCAAACCGGCTGTGATTCAGCTTTTGCGCCCCCGGCGCGCTAA